CGAAAGGTTTCCCGAGGGTAAGGATAGTAGTGTCGGGGCGAAGTTCTGTACCCTTAAAGCGCTCTCGAATACCCGCTACAATTCCCTCCGGAGTCTCCGGGATCGGGTCTTTCAGTGCGGTGAGCAACTTTGTTAGGTCTCCCTTGGGGTCTCGGGAACCCGCCTTCGTAGCAGTGAAGATCTCCTCACCCCAGGTCTTCTCCATCTCAGCGTCGGTGACACCAAGAGTATTGAGGATAGGATACAGGGGTACCCTGGCACTTCCATACTTGAAGGTGAAGGATTTCTTGTCAGGGTCCAAGATCATCTTGAACCCACTCTGGTTGAAACCCTTCTTCAAGTTGAACGCAACCTCTGGCTCACCAGTAGCGGCAATTCGTGAGTACACTCCGGACTTCAAGCGCCACAGATGCTCTGTCTGGTACTCGGAACCATCTACGATGAAGCTATACCTGCGGGTAAGGTTCGGTAGTCCAGCTATACGTACCTTACTCTGCTGGTCCAACACCTTCCCGGAGACATTGTCTACCAAGGAAAAGTTTCCATGGATCCCTGAGGCCCAGGTTCTCCCCGCAGCTTTAGCAGCAGCCTGGCTTTTGATGTCATCAACGGACTTGGGATCCGCAATGGCGATGGAGTTTAGACGCAGGGTGTGCTTCCGCCCAACAATAGGGAAGAAAGTCTTAATCTTGTCTACCACCTGTGTCTGTATATTTTCTGTAAGATTTTGCGGATTAAGGATCAGCATGTGGTCGCCACCCCGAGGATAGTATTTACCACCCCATAGTATTGGAGTTACGGGGCCACCGTCAACTCTTACCGCATACTGGTATAAGAATAGTGAACCATCCCATAACCATAGGAGGATTGCGATGGGAAACAGAGGAGCACTGACATGGGGCGATGGAGACAATTGCCTCGATGTTTTCGCCAACGGGTTGTCCACCGAGTTGGACGACTAGTTGTTGTTGTACCTCGCCGGTTGCATTGTTAGCGCAGCTGGCATCGGATTTATCCGGGAACTAGGAGACTACATTCTATTCTCTCGGAGAGATTCAAGAAGGCAAGATAAAGAAGAGCCTTCGACACGAAAGTAATAGGCGGGTGGGTCCGGAGAAGTTATCGGGCCCACCTGCTCCTAACTCAAGCAGTATTTAGGTCATTAAGCTCGTCAAGAACCAGGGGATACAGGTCGGGCATCAAATTGCGTAAACGGACGACTGCCTTCGGGCGCTCGCTCTTCGGCAGAGCCAGAATGCTACGCGCTGCATGACGTGCACTTTGAATAAGCTGCGGGGAAGACGGTGGCTGTACCGGTTGCGCTTCCGGCGCTGCCGGTGGGTACGGTGTCTCAGACGGATGCAACCCAAAGGACTGCATTACCTCTGGTGGTAGCTGCGGCGCTGCCTGAGTGGCCATCGGATCTGGTTGTGGCTGACCGGGAGCAGGTTGTGGTTGTCCTGGCTGTGCAGGGGCCATTTGTTGCTGAGGCTGCCCCCCACCTTGCGCAGGTTGCGTGGGTTGTCCCGGCTGTGCTTCTTGCCCCGGTTGTACCTGTTGTGGGGGCTGGGCTTCCTGCATAAGTTTCTGTTGCTGCGCCTGGTACTTGGCCTGGACCAGCCCGGCCTCACCGTTAATCTCGGCAGTGTTAGTAGCTTCACGCTCAGAAACCTTGCGGGATTCCTCAAGCAGAACATATCGCTTCTCTTGCTCTTTCTCGTAGTCGTAGTCTCGAGTCTGCAGCATAGTCTGCGCACTGAGTAGCTTACGATCGAAGAGCTGCAGGTCAAACGCTGCCTTCTGGAGATCGTCTGCCATGCGGAAAGGTTTCTGCTTGATTTCACATATCGGGAGACCAAACGCATTCGAGATATCCCGGACAATGAATTCCAGCAAGCGCTGCATATCCTCCCGCATACGGAGGAAAGAGTTCTCCATCGTACGCATGGATACACTGGCACCAGACCAGCGCAACCCGCCGAATACAAACTCGGAAGGTACGCCCATACCGGCGAGAATCTGCTCCTGCAGCAACTTAACTTCGTTGTGGAGGAGAAGCATCTTACCCTGCCCACCAATCACCTGATGGCCCACCGGGTAGGGCATAACGGGCATGTAGTTGTTATCTCTTCGCCACATCGAGATTTCGGACTTGATGTGGTCCTGCCAGTCCACCAGGTTATACGTGGTGTACGGGTTGTCTCCCTTAGAAGAGGTCTGCGGGAAGAACATACGCAGAGGAACGATGTGCTCCAGAGCAATAGCTTCCTGGGCCTTCAGGAGAATGCGGTAATAGAAGGCGGTCTTAATGGTCGGGGAGATGAGTGGAAGTCCCCACCCAGAATCATGCCGAGAAATAGAAGTTCTCTTAAGGTGGAATATGGTCCCAGGCTTAAAGACCAGCCTCTTTCCCCGCGCAGTAGCCTCAATGAATGCCTGCGGGATAGAGGAGAGAGTATCCTTACGTCCCACCAAAATGGCATTCGTAACTGCCGGTGGGATAGTGTACGAGTAAATAGTCCTACCAGTACTTGGGTTATGTTCGATTTCCATGTAGTTAGGATTCACACGAATCAGTCGTAGATCCCGAGCAGACTTAATGTACTGGTCCTTTACTTTGGCATAGCCCATGTGCTCGCACTTAGGGCAGGTATACAAGAACTTATACCCACTCCAGGTGTAGTCTGTAGATTCAAGGGGCGTCTGCTCCTTGCAAGACTCGCACTGAAGGATCTTCCGCAGGGGGTGGTGGACATAAACGAAGGCATTCCCATAAGTATGGTAGTCGAGCAGAGTCTCTACTTCGAACGCCCGGATCTGGAATACATCCTCGAAGATATGTCGGTAGGTCTTATTAACCCACTCGTTCTTGCTCAGGTAGGCCAGGTCAGTAATTGGGTACGCCGAGATCTTTGTGACAGCAGCATGCACCAGTGGGTCCATGACAGCAAAGTACTCACACCACCTGAAAAGAGACTTCACACTCTTCGGTAAATACAGGTTCGATACGTCAGCGAACACATTAGCGTATGGGGCGTAGTCAGTGCTCCCTGCTCTTGCGGCGTACCCCGCGAATCTCCCGCTGGAGGCAGGAGCGACATCATACGGAGAGCTGCTGAAATCTGACATTGTATCTCCTACGGCAGCACGTTAATCGGAGGCTTCTTTCCTGATATTAGACGGCCCGCTGCACCACCTGCATGCTCCCCTGCGGCCCACATCGCCAAGGACGGGAGGAATCTTAGCCGGGAGCTACCCAACCACCCAGCGGAAGAACCTAGAAGCTTGCCTGCCGCTTCAGCACGGTCGCCCTTCTTAGCGGTTGCGACATTATGCGCACCAACTGCACCGGTACCCGCAAACATGGCTCTATTCAATGTGAGTTTCCGGGGAGCTTTGCCCTTGCGCAAGTTACCACCCATTGCTCGCCAATCAGCCTTCACTGCTTCACCTGGTTTAGTCACATACTGCTTCAACACCTGCGGTATGGTCATGGCCTTCTCGCCACCGCCGTACAGATGGTCATGGTACTTTGGTGCTCGGGAGTAGAACCCCTCAGCCTGGGCCTTAGTTCCTCGCCATACTTTCTTCCCAAGGTTCCCTGTGACCTGCCCGGTAGCTTTTCCGGCAGAACGTATACGGCCGACAATAGCAGCTACCCGCGCAGGGGTAAGCAGCTTGGATAATAGCGCTCCAGCACCCGCCAACTTCTCAAACGGCAAGTCGTGTGGCCTCGGCAATGTGCTCATCGTGTAACCTCTTGTACTCGTTTACGTACCGCCGTAAGTCTCGGTGACGTAGTATCTGCGCAGCCAGCTCCGCATTCTGCGGGAGGGCTTTATCAGCACCAGAAAGCAGCGCACGCACCCCATTGTACAACGAACGGGGTACAAGTTGCTTCATTCGGCTAGCTGTGAACTTCAACTCTTTGGGGGGATATGCAAACCCAGCGTCGATTAGAACCCCCGCAGAGAACTTCTCAATATCAGGGCCTAATATTTTCCCTCGAAGCGTGGACATCACCCAGACACCATGTGCTAGCACAGTAGGTGACGGCTTCTGCAATACACCAAACTGCGGCATAATGAAGCCGAACGCCATAACCACCTTCTCGAATAAATGCCAATCTTCGAATACCTGGTCGGCAGTGTGCACTGCCCGGCAGGCATTGATCTTTGCCTTATTCAGGGCACTGGGCTCTTTCCCGTACAAACGCTTGAGCTCTTCCCAAATAGTCTCCGGCTCCCAGCCAACATAAGCAGACCCGAGACTCTTTATGCAAAGAACATGCAGCCCGACTGGATGCGTCGTCGGGTTGGTAAGGAATATCGATGCGCTCATTCAAACTAGCCTTTAGCTAGAGAAGCAATCACAGCTTGGGTATCACGGGGCAGGCTGTCGAAAACTGTCACTGGATCTTCCCGGAATTGCGAGACAAAAGCTGTAGGGAAGGCATCGGTGAACTTCTCGGAAGCGGCAAGCTTCTCGATCTCCACGTCGGTAACAACACTCCCACCGACCTGGAATACCTTCTTCGCTACCTTCTCTTTTGGGGCAGGGGCAGGTCCCGTACCATACACAGTATCGTGCGGGTCAGGAAGATCTCCACCCCAATGCTGGAAAAGACCACTTCGCTGGTCCAGGTCAGATATGAAGGACACCAATGCAGGCCCAGTCATAGCAACCTTCTCAAGCGCTGTTGTAAGTGCCGGACGTTCATCTGCGGGGAAGTACATCAGCCGCATCTGTAGACCACTAACCAGAGCATTTTCGTCAATAATGCTGCTAGCAATCTTCGTCTTCGGGCTATAGCCGTCTTCCATGATCTCCACTTCCCGGGTAGCTGCTGCTTCCTGGGACCGGTGCATAGCGATCTTGGTAATGGCTTCGGAATACTCAGGGCTGACAGTAGCCTGGGCCCGTTCCCCGGAAGCCATAATCCCAAGTTCCTCCGGGGGTGCTAAACCATAATCTTTACACGCCTGCGTGAGACGAACTGCCGCAGACTTCACCAGAGGGTCGGGTAGAGCATTACCAGTACGGACAAAGTACATGGTACTCAGCCAGGTATTGCCCCGGTCGCTCATAGCGAACTTACGCAGGGAAGTTGAATCATCATCGTAAGCCAGCGCCCAGTCCTCCCGTGGGAGACTGCGAGGGTAACTAGCTTCTTTAACAAAATGCGGGAGCGCATCGCTATCCGGAAACATTTCCCGGACCAATAGGCCACCATCATCGGTCACGTCGTAGCAAGAGAAACGCCAATCCATGAGTTTCCTCCAGAAGATATCTACACCAATGGTATTGGCCTGCAGTCAGTGGTGTCAAGGTAAAAGCCCCCCTGTAAATATTCTGCGATCTCAGGTATAAGGGAAACGTAGGAAGCTCTTACATTCACCCCTAACACCATGAGGTAGCCTAGTGGCTCCAAAAAACAGCAACGAAAAAACTAAAACAGCTATCAAGGTCTTTTTAGCTGGTCTCGAAGGAGCATTAACCGAGGCTAGAAAGATCTTAACCACCCCCACCAAACCTGAGCTGACTCTGGTCGAAGATGAAGAGATCGAAGAAGCTGAGGAATCCGAGTAGCATGAAATTCCCAGAACGAGTAAACCCGGAAAGTCTGGACCGGGACACTACATACCGCTCATGTTTTCTATGGCTACCGCTCAGTAAGATTAATATAGCGGCGATAAAAGCGGCGTGTACTGTAACTGGTATGGATGACCGGACAAAAACAGAGTATGAAGTTCCTCTGTACGAGGAAACGGCTACACACCTGGTAGTGCCTCGGGAATTCTTCCCTGTTGAAGATCTCCCGCCCCCCGTAGTGGAGTGTAGGCTTCCCGGAACTCCTGTGCAGTTTGAGGACAACATTGTGCTCCGGGAA